GTTCACACGTTGCGCCTGCCTCCGTTACTTCCCATGTCTCGCGAATCTCGTCAGCCCTCGCCTCGAATAATTCGCGCAACAATCCGTTATTCTGTAGCGACTTTGCTGCTGATCGTCGTCGCTCCGGTGTCACCGGTTTAAAACCAATTCCGGCCCGGTTGCCTTTTTTGCCTCCGCGTCCGCACGTTGCAACGTGTGAACCATTTTCATTTTGAGCTGGTACCAGGTGTCCGCCTCAAGCCCCGTCATTTGCGCGCGATTGCCAAAGGCGATCATATTCGCGAGGTCGTCATTCGTTAGGGTTATCGTTATTTCGATTACCGGCGTCGGCTCCTGATCCGTTTGGTTTTGCTGCTCCTGATCCGTCATTATTTTTGCCTCCAAATTTGGTCTGTGTTACTAGGTCGCCCGTTACTCGGCCGACTATTTTCGCCTCTTCGATTTCGGCGCGCAAGGTTTCTTTCCAGTAATTGAACTGCGTCTCCTGGTCGGCCTTGTATTTATCGAGCGATTTTCCGAGCTGCTCAAGCCCTACCGCGTGCTGCATTAGAACGCGATTCGCGCGTGCGGCCTCGGCCTCGGCTTGTTTTTTACCTTGCATGGCCTCTTGTGATTGTTTCGTCGATGGGTCGAGGAAATACTGTTCAGGATTCGGCAGCTCGGCGGCGCGTCCCCAGTCCGTGAGCGCCCGATAAAACCCCTCGATATTGACGAGAATATCATCCATGCCGCGCCCGGCGAGGTCGATTTGCGCTTGCACTACTTGCTGCAAGGTCGAAACCTTGCGCGCGCGTTCGCCGGGACTCATGCCGATTTTAACCGTAATTCGCGTTCGCGCGCCCCACTGTGACGGAATCGGCGACTCCCACCGGCCGTTAATTTTCACGTTGACCGGCTCGTCGAAATACTCGCGCATAGTGGCATGAGCGAGTAGAAAGTGATTCCGAATGAGTGAGGTTGCCATGTTTTTTGTCATATGCGCGGCGAGCTGCTCCATTACGGAAAACGCGCGATCCACGCCCTGCGAACCAATACGCCCGCCTGCCATTTGCATTTGACCGGACGCAAGCTCGAGCGATGCGCCGCCTAATTCCGTCCGAATAGATTTCTGATACTGCAAATTGTCCAGGATACCGCGCGATATATCCGGCTGTTGAAACGCGGTTATTGCCTGGTTGACGTTGCCGACCGAGGACTTAACGCGGATATTGCCGTTTGGCCTGCCGTCGGCAAGGTCGTCTGTGTTGACCTTGCCATCGAGATACGCAACCCGATTTTTAATAACCGTGTTTACGTTATCCATCAACGCGCGATTAAGTCCGGTATTTAGGTCCTGCGTCTGGCGGAGCTTGTCGTAAATTGAGATACCGGTTAGCCGGTGCGGATTCATAAACGGCGAGCCGGTCGAGTAGGGAACGAGCGACGCGGGTTCGTCCTCGAGTAACGAATTTTGCGAAACGCCCGCGAGCGCAAACCGGCGGCGCTCGCTGCTACCGCCGCGCGACTCAACCAGCGCGTAAATCTCAAACCACTCGATCAAATCTTGACTGCGATCAAGCGCGCTCGGAATCATGCCGATTTCGCGAACGTCGCGCGCCAGGCTGTCGATTTTTGTGTCCATATCGAAGGCTTTTAGCTGCTGAACCTTCGACTTTGGAAAGCCTCGGCGCAATAAATCGGAACGCGGCTCGAGATGGCGCTCCGCAATAAACGGTATCTCTTGAACGTCGGTTTTGTGGTATTGCTTCGGATACAGAATATTTGAATTATCAATCGACTCTGAGCGAAACTTTTTCGTTTTTTTCGTGACCTTGATCGTCGCGTCTTTTGTCTCGCGGTCGTATGACATTAGCTCCACATCAAGGCCGGGACGTTCGCGCAATGCGGCGATTGCTTCCGGCGCGGCGTTCTCGAGGTCGAGCGTTTCCGTGAACGAATCCTCATCAACCCAACATTTCATCCAGCCGTTGCGCTGCAAAAGTGCGTCTTTAATCGCAACGCCAAGCTCTTGATAGCCGTTATTGTCGCGCATGACGGCGGTCGTGACGGCGAAAGACTCGAGCGACGCCTGATCGTCGTCGCCGGGTCCGTTTGCCTCGAACTCGATGATAGCGTCCCCGCTAAAACTTTCCATCATTTGCGCGAGATTTGCCTCGACCATCGCTGAGACGTCGCCGGATACAACATTGGACCGGCCGCGAACCTCGTCATTACGCGCGCGCTGGTGATAATAGTTGAGCGCCGTTCGGCGGTCCTGGCTGATCTGATCGCCATCCCATCCCGCGCACTCCATGAGCTGCCCGCGTAAGCCCTGGACGAGATTTCGCTCGTTGTCAGTCGTCATATAACCGCTCTGTCTTGGATTTCAGTCGATGCGGCCGGGTGCCAGCCGCCGGACGTTAAACTCGCGTCGTCGCGCCACGTTGAAAAAATTTCGACGCAGCGCGCATAGTGTTTTTCCCATGAATTAACCGGCGACGCCGTGTAGCTCTGGCCGCCTTTCGCCTCGGAAAAGCGATAACCATTAAGCGCGTCAATTAGATTCTCGTTGTTTTCCTGCTCATCGCAAAACGCGCGCGGCGCGTTGTCAATGTAAACCGTCGATAACTGCTCGCGGGTTACATGGTGAACGCGATCAATCTCCGGCGCATTTTCAACGGTTGCGGAAAAGTCCTCAAATTTCTCGATAACCTCGCCCGGCGTTTTCGGCGGTAGGATATGCCGCGCAATGTAGCGCCAAGGGAACGCCGTCGTCGCGTGCTGTATGCAATCGGAAAGCGCCTCGAACGGGTACGACTGCGAGCCAATAATTCGAACCTCATTGCCGCGCGCCTGAAAAAACGCGACCGTATATTGATCGTCCCACTGTAGCGACCAGGACGCATACACCGGCAAGCTCGAATCATATCCATAACTTCCGACGCGGTTTGATTCGACCAGTCTGTCAAACGTCTTGCCGTAAATCGCGCCCGGTAGCGCCGCCATCGGGTCGCAATAATACTCCTGGCGAATAAGCGCCTCTGTCATGCCCTCGTCGCGCTCGGACTCGATATCGGCGTCCGTCAAAATCCGGTTGCCGTTGTTATCGGTCGTGTCGTCGATGGTCCGAATGTCGATATACCACTCGGGATTATTTTTGAGACGCTGAACCATTTTGTACGCATGGTTGCGGCCGCGATAGGTTGTTATAAAAATTACCCAACCTTTATTGGCGCGGATAATCGGCCGAATGTAGTCCCAGGCGCGCGGGTCGCAAAGCGCCCACTCGGAAAAAACAACGCCGCGAACGTCGGAGCCGACTAGCGAGTCGTAACGGTCCGAGCCGCAAAGCTGCCACATTGAGCCGTTGTTCATTTCGATTTGCATATCCTGGCTGCGCGTGGATACGCGGTTGGCCAGTGGAAAGGCGCGCTCGAGGAACCGCTCGCCGGTTTGCGCATCAATACCGTTCCAGATGGCGCGCTTTCCTTGGACGTGGGTTGGGTATAGATGCCAGTAGGTCCCGACCTCGGTCTCGGCCTGCTCGGCGGCGTGATCGAGTCCGGCGATATCCTTTCCGGCGCGGCGATGCCATATCCACATTTGACGGCGCAAGCCCTCGCGAAACTTCTCGCGCGGCGTTCGCTGATACGGCCGGAGCTGTAGAGTGCGAGTGGGCCGGACCGTCGCCATTTCTGACTCAGGTCCGGTCCCGCTCTTTTGGGTCCGTTTTTTCGCGCTGCTCGCCGCCAAGCTATCGCCCTAAATTAGATGCGCGCCCCGGCTGCGGAAATTCATAAAATGAATTTTTTTGTCGCGGGTTGTGGGGACCAGCGAAGCCGGAACGCGCGAGGGATACCCCACAGGAAGTAGCGTAGCACGACGCAACAATCATGCCAACTATTTTTTTTTGTCATATTTCCCCCCTTTTCCGGCGGTAGCAAGGCTACCGGCCGTACTCAGTGTCCGTATGGTCGCCCAGTGGACGCCGCCGACCTGGTTCCGGTGCGGGTGTCGAAGAGCCAGGATTTTTTATCAGCCGGGTTTACGTCCTTGAGTTTTGTGAGTCAGGCACGAAAAACACTCGCCCGGCCTTCGGAATATAGGACGGAACTACGTCACAATTCAAGTCGATTTTTGTTGAAATTTTTTTTTAAAAAAATTATTATGGGTACTCAATAGTGACTTGTGGGAGTCAAAACGATGAAACCAGAAAACCGCCAACACCTCGACGCGCTTGCTCAAATCGTCGCCGAAGGTCAAACCATTGTTGCCAACGCGGAATCTCTAACCCGCCAAATCGAGCGCGACCTCGTGCAGATGAAACTCGACCGCCGTCAAGCCGACATTGATCGGTTGATCGACGAGGCCGACTATATTTTCAAGCGCGGCAAGTACGCGAATCTGCGCCCCGCGTCTTCAGGTGAAACAATCGAGCAGGCCGCGACTCGAATGGGGACGAAACAATGACCCCGGAAGACTTCGAAGTTCACGAAACCGGCACGCGAAAAGCGCTCGACGAAAAAGAGATTCTTATTCAAAGACTGCAACGCGAAACCTACGCATTGCGCGGACTTTTACGGATAACGCTAGATGCAATTGTCGAGGACTTTCCGAGATTTCATTCATCTATATCTAACGCGCTCGACGAGGTCGACAAAAACTAATCCCAAATTTGGAGCGGCAAACATGAGCCAGAAAGACGCGGTGCTATTGCACCTGAAAAAACACGGAAAAATATCTCAGCTTCAAGCGCTGCGCGAGTACGGCTGTATGCGCCTGGCGGACGTCATTTACAAACTACGGCGAACGCATGATATTGAGACCACATGGCGCGATCAAGGTGGCAAACGATATGCCGTGTATCGGCTTGAGTCGCCGCCTGACGGGGGGGGGGAGTGATGGACGATAGAGATTACATACGAAAGGCCGTTGAGCTTGCTGATGGGTTTGACTGCTATGACGACGGGTTAGGGTTAGTTATTACTTATGCTGCTTGGCAGGCAAATATAAATAATAGCGCCTATAACAAAGCCATTCTCGACGCACTCGCAGCCCAGCTAGTGAGACAGGTGGATGAAACGGATTATGGGATTACGTTCGATGGTACGGATCAGCCTGAGACGATTGTGTGGGGATCGCACTTATTCACGCCAATCGTGAAGTCGTGCAGTTTTGGGCCAGACCGCACCATGAACACCATAAAAGCTATTGTAGACAGCAAGGTACTTGAAAATGACTGACGAGAAAGGACAGAATGGCGAATGATGGCCACATGACGAGGCCGACGGACGCCGACCT